GGCTAATCACCCCCGCGCACGAGCATGATCTTATTAGGTCTTGAGGTGGTCCTTGGTGGAACACTTATCCTCGTGCTGAAGAAGGACTGGCGTCAAAGGCTGTCTTTCTTAATGGATGCGTGCTCCGGTGCTCCTGATGTTGAGTCGGAACACTGTCGAGACGCGTTCGCAAGTGCAATGCTGCCCCCCCCAAATTTGGTTGAGGGGCACACCCACCCTAGCGCCGCTGCAAAGCGGTCATCAGCCACCCTTTTCGCGAGGGACATGGCATCCAACATGGGAGTCGATTTATACTCCGTTGAGATGTCACGGTCAGACCAACGACAAGGACTTCGTGGCAGACGACAATGGCGCTGGGCTAAGGATACGACTGTGGGCAACAGGAACGATGCGCCGCGCAAAGATGATTTGGTATATATGTGTGATGTGGATTACTACGTCGACATGCCTCATTACTTACGCGCAGCAAAACCAGTACTGATATATGGAGTGGTCCCTGAGGCCGCGGCATCGAACGGAGTTGATGATACTGCGTTCACCTTCGATGAGGAGGGTCAACTTGAGACCACCGTAAGCGGAGGCGGATACTACAAACATCACCTCTGGGACTATGCCGGAGATTCCTTAAAGGTTGTGAAAACCTTTTTCTGGATCCCCGTGCAAGTGACCACCTACGCTGTGGAGAGAAGACAGGTAGGGTTCAGCCGCCAACTAATACTCCTAAGTCCCATTCGGAAATTCTGGTCGCTGTCAGCTTTCCTAGCTTACTTCATGATTGACGGCAAAATTTTGGACCGCTTCGACCCTATCGTACGGGCGAAGGACGGATCCAAGTTTGTCAGGTTCAAAGTGCAGCATAGCAAAGGCACAGCTTACACAACGGCAAGACCGGGCAACTTACTCGTCGCAACAATACCTGCAGAACTGGACGAGGCCGTTGCCACAGCGTCACGCCTAGCGACCGCGAACCTTCAATTGCCAACGACTACGTCGTGGCTTGGCAAGGACTCCAGGGAAGCTGCTGTCGTGCTCACGGAATACCACCGCGTGGTGGGGCCGAAGAAAGTGCGCACAGTTTACCCCGTTGAGCATGCCGTGAGGGCGTACGCTTTTGAATTACCGACGTACAACCAGGACGATCGACCGAAAATGGAGGCATTTATGACCCCCCTTGTCCACGAGGCGTTTGCGCCCGTGGACAATGCCGCCACCGAACGCAGATGCGTTGCAGGAAGGATCGACGGACTGAAGAAGACGGAACCGAAATTAACCCCATTTTTATTAAGGTGCATAGAGGAATTTTCGGAAGAAGTCGTGGGTGGAAGCGTTCTTGAACCTGCTTCAGTGGAGGATATTGACAAGAAACAACGACGGGCCCAGCAACAACAGTCCCTGCAAAGGGCTTATGTGGCTGGCGAACACGTCAAGCACGTACTCAAGTGTTTCATAAAGGCTGAGACGTACGCAGGTCCTAAAGACCCGCGTAACATATCGACTTACAATGATCGTGACAAATTGGAGATGGCGCAGTTTGCGCACTCCTTGTCAGAACATCTGAAACAATTTGAATGGTACGGGCCTGGCAAAACCCCAGTCGAAATTTCGAACCGGGTAGCATCAATATGCATGTCCTCAGTGGACGCGGTGAACATCTCGGATTACCATCGCATGGATGGCACCATCACGTACTTATTACGGAAGGTGGATGCCGCTATCTTCATGCGAGCGTTTCCAGATCACCGGCCCGCGTTGAATGAACTCCTCAAAACGAATGCAGATAACCACGGAGTCCTCCCAAGGGGGACGACGTTTGAACAAGGACCTTCGCATGGATCTGGATGTTCCGCTACTAGTGTTAGCCAGACTCTTCGAGCTGCTTTCACAGCATATCTTGGATATCGAAACAAGTATCGGGACCTCGCTGCCGAACTTAGTCACAGATACGCCTTTGACTCCCTCGGAATCCATCTTGGTGATGATGGACTCGACGCTGATTTGCCCCTCCGAAACCACAGATGGGCAGCCAAAAGTGTCGGACTCATCCTGGAAGCAGGAATGGTTTGCAGAGGGGACAGAGGCGTCAATTTCTTGGCTCGCTATTATTCACCAGAGGTGTGGCACGGTCGTCTTGACAGTATGTGCGATGTGCGTAGGCAACTCGGAAAGTTGCATGTTACGAAACGTCTGCCTGATAATGTCAAGGCTGGAGCTAAATTGGTGGAGAAAGCAATGGGATTCGTCGCGACAGACAGCAACACTCCGGTCATCGGAGAGTATTGCCGGAAAGCAGTTGAGACCTCTGATGTGGAGGCACGACGAGCAGACCTTGGCATCGCTAGTTGGTGGTCGCAATTCGACATCTCCGTACAGTACCCCAATGTCAATGACGATGGCTGGATGGACGCAGAGTTTTCTCTGCAGTTTCCAGAATTCTGCCGTCAGACGTTTGATAGCTGGATCGGATCGGTCACGTCCGCTGACGAACTGTTGCGCGCTCCCCTATGCGCTGAACCGCGACCTGCGCCTCCGGGCCCTGTTGACGTCATTGTTGATGGAGATGTACTCCTTGCGAGCGTCCCACCACTTGTCCAGGACCCCGAGCCCCCCAGTGCGCCGGAAGAAAAAGACAACAAGCAGCAACCAGATAAGTCCGGCGGAAGAAAGAACCGTCGGCGCGCAAAGCGGCATGAGCTTAAATCATGCACACCTGGAACCGGAACTGAACCAGTGGCCAAGAGCGTCGAGTGCGCCAAACCACCGGAACTCCCAGCAGAACCGGCGGCCCAGCAAACCCCGGCGAGAGACCGTAAATCCTCGCAGGGCATCCCCAACAGACGACCCGGTAAGGGCACTGGCGGAAGAGGTA